GGTACCTGCAACTAGCGTTGCGAAGTTGTCCCCAGGCAGGGCCGCCATGAGGTTGTACCCACCCGTTTCCCCTAGTTCACATAAGCAGCCATTTCGGCTCCGGAGCTAGGGTCCTGTACTGCTGAGTTAATTGAATCTCGCAGTGCCGGAACGGGCACCTCAAAAAGGATGGAAAAGTTATGCGGTTGCGCCCGTTCAGTGAAGAGCGCGATATCGTTTAGACCTGGTCCTCCGCAGCAACCGTTGCGTGCACGTAGAAACCTCCTTTGGATAATCTTATTTACACGGTGGGCGGGATCAACCCGGGCATGCTTCTCGGAAAAATAATAATCGAGAGGCATACCCAGGTACAGTCCCACACATAGGTACTGGTAAAGTCTACTGTAAGTAGGCTGCACCGGTACCCACGTCCCATCTAGCTCGTCCGCGATCTGGCGGTACGGAAGCTGGTCCTTAGGTAGGAGTCTTTCTAATTCCTCCATCACGTGCTTATGCATCTGTATTGGAACATCAGGTACATAGGCAGGTAAGGGGTCCGCGGCAAGTTCGTAGACCAGGGTCTCCGCAATCCTCCTGTCTTTTTTTGACAGTGGGACCGGAAGGCCCAGGCCTCCGCACCATGCTGGTAGGCCCCAAGACCTCGGGCCGGCACTATCTAGGATAGGCCGGTGGCGACGTATGGCGTTAGTGAGAGCACCTTCTTTGCATCTATCTGGACACTTGTTAACAAGTTGTTGTAGAACCGCACCGATATTCTCTGTATTCAAGTTCTGTGAGTCCCCCGTCTTTCCCGCACCTCTTAGGAGGCCAGGATGGAGACGCTTGATTTCTTGGATCACCCCACCAGTAACTCGGAATTCAGTTGAGTTGATCAACATAAACTCATCTGAATAGTAGGATTTCCCCGCACTTGGTTGTAGCCCGAACAACGATGCAATCGTTTTCCAGGCGTTATAACTTAGCCTGTTCATGGGACATGAAAAGTCATCGCCGTTGATACGTAGGCGAATGTACTTATCGAGATCGACTCTCTTTCGAACCCCGACCTCCATTGCCCAACGCACGATAGTGCAATTAAGCATACAGAGGATAGGGAAAGAAAGGATCGAGCCCATGAGCTGGCCTTCAACCTGCTCTGCGAAGTCCTCCTCGTCATCAGGGTCCTGGATCATGTGCTGGTCGAGCGCATTATGAAAGATCTCGGCTAGCACCGGTCCAACATGGAACCCGTGAATTCCGATTTGGTGGATGACCTCATCCAGACAGACGTTAGAGCACCAACCGAAGAACTGATTGGTCGCGTCTTT